TGCATCGGCAAGAGTACCATTGTTTTTAACAATACCTTGGAAAACGTCTGTACCTGCGTAGAACTTAAGATTATTCTTAAGTGCACGGTACTTACGTGGCATTGCAAGAATTATATCTTGCAGTGTGCTTGTTGTCCAAGCGTTTGATACTACGTTGGCTACTGACTCGTGTGCTGCTGAAGTGTTCGCTGTTACTTGATTTACGAAACCGTTCATGATGCTAGTGAAAGCATTATTTCCTGTTCCTGTTCCGTTAATTGCAAGGTCTTCGATATCATTACCGAATGCGTTGGTCATCAATCTTACGATATGATCTTCCAATGCTGCACCTTCAATATTGTCTTCAAGTGCTTCTGATGATACTTCCCAGTCTAAGCGAATTTTCTTTGTAGTTAATTCAACTTTTGAGAATGTTGCACCAGCGTTTGTGTATTCGCCCAAGCCTTGTGAGGCTGCACGGATTACACGTTCTCCAACGTTAACTTTTTCAAGTTCCATTGTGTTTGCTTTCATGGTCACTCTGCGACCATCTTTAGCCAATACAGTTGCGTCCCACACATAGTCTATAAAACGACGTGCTTGTTCAGGGCGTAAGATACCGCTTCCAGTATCACCTGAAGGATTTACTGCGTTAACTCCTGATGTAGAGCCAAATGATGCTTCTGCGATGTTACCTATAACACCACCGTTTGCATAGTTGCCTGCTACGTTTTCACCAGCATCAGAACCAGATGCGAATGCACCTTGTGCTTGAAACGTTCCAGGTTGTGTTCCACCTAGATCGCCTGATGTTCCTGGCTGATTTTTAATTATTTCTTCCGACATATATTTCACCTCCACGTGATTTTTCTATCTGAATAGATCGGCTGTTTTGAGGAAACGTCCGCCCCATAGGGATTTCTCAACCATTACTGGTTGTAACTGTACGACCTCGCCGAGATCGCCAGACTTTCGGAAAGCGGTATCAGATTCTACTGATTCCATTCTCTTTCCAAACTCGTTAACTGCACCGTTTGTTTCAACTAGTGCATTTTGTGTATTAACAATTTGTGACTTTGTGTCAGCAACTTGTTTGTTTAAATCTGCAACTTCTGTCTGTAAAGACTTTACTGTTGCAAGTAGATCGCTAAAGGCTGATGTAAGAGTATTCTTAACTTCTGTTACTGCCTCAACAATAACATCGTCTGCTTTAGATACTTCTGTAGCAACTTCTTCAATAACTTCTGCTACTGCTTCAACTGTGTCTGCTTTTTCTGCTTCCACAACTGTTTCCGCTGCTGGTGCATCTTCTGCAACAACTTCTGTAACAGGAGCATCAACTACGGCATCTGCCTCTGGAGCAACCTCAACATTTTCAACTGCAATATCAGATTTTTCAACAATCTCTGCTACTACTTCTGTTGTTTCTGTCATAGGACTTACCTCCTTGGTAATCTTAGAAGTGGTAATGCCTTTAGCACTATCGACTAAGAACTTTATCATATTGATTTTTTCATTATCCGTTTTTTCAACGAATCCTATATTTTTCATTTCATTACCAGTTGTTGGACTGATTTCTTTTTCATTTTCTGAAACCATAACAATTCCAGTTTCTGAATCCCAAAAAACATTTTCTAAGGTTGTATTATCACCTTTAATTACTGCAACTCCGTCTACTTTTTCAACAGATATAATGTTTGCAAATTCATTTGCTGGAGAGTCTACAAGACTTAACTCAACAAGATCATAATCTTTAATAATTCTAATTTGAGAATCTAACTTCTCATCAAAAGCGTCGTCCCATTTGTTCATTCTTCCACCAATAGAAAAACCTGTTAGTGTGCCATCCAAAACCTTTTCCCATGTGCTTTGGGCACCTTTAGAAACATAGGCAGAAACGAAAACACCGTTATAAAATTTCTTTGACTCTGAATCAAAATACTTGTCTTGTTTAAATGAAACCATTTTGCCTACTGCTAATGGTTGATGCATTTCTCTTATGTTACCTCGAAAGTTTTCAAATGCTTTCATGCTGGCCTCTGTGGTTACAATATCCATTTGGCGATCTAAGTTATCTAATGAGGCAAAGCCTGAAACAATGCGGCGTTCTTTATCAACCTTACTAAAGGGCATAGAAAGGCGGACATTCTCGCCTTCTGTATTCCATTGGGCTTTTAATATAGACATCGTACTATACATTATAGAGCCCTTTTATACACAAGTTATAAACATGTTATAAACAGTGTAACTAGGTTGAAGATCTACCCTCGCCCTTTGGATTTCTACCACTTACAGTTGCAGATCCATCGGACTGATTGTTAAGTCTTTCGCCATCTCTTGCACGATTGGCATCATTATTCATAGTCTCTGGTTTGGCTACAAAAGGTTCATCTCCACCGTCTCTTTGTGGAAGACCCAGTGCCACCCTTGCCTCATTAGGCATCATAATCTGTGTTTTTACATATCTTTCAAGAATTTGTGATTGTGCTATTTCATCTGTCAAAGTAAGTTCATTAAACTTAAACTCTAGTACGTCTTGTTTCTCGCGTATGATCTTATTAATTTGTTTTTCTAGTTGAGCCTGTGCTGGTCTGGCTACCTGCTCTTTAAATGTTCTATCTTGAGCCAATGCTGCTGCAATTGCCCCTGAGTCTGATCCACCTAGTTTTGAAAGCGGTACTTGATGTGCTACCAAGATGTCATCACGGTTTTGTTTTCTATATTCCTTAAATGATCCCTCTTGTACTCCAGATTCAATAGGCTCCATCTTAAACTCTACCTTGTTATTTTCTGTATCTCCAGGAAGAGGTATGTACAAAGTTCTATGGTTTTGACCCTTTAATCCAGTTTGTAAAAATCTAAACATCTTATCTTCTGCGTCTGCAGATAGTTTGGCACCCTTCATGGTTACTACGTATCTTGGAACTGCCTTGTTACCAAAGTAGTCAATGTTGTATTGTGAAGCCAGTTGATCACCGTGTAGAGATGATATTGCTGAAATAATGTCTGGAACACCATAGAATGTGTTTAATGGTGAGTATTGTTTAAAATGAATAATTTCGTTTGGTCTACGATCTTCAGTTACTGGGTTTGAATTTGTAGCACCAAAGTTTCTAAAGTAAACTACCTTGTTTGCAATAACCTGTACGAATCCATCTCTTAGTCTGCGACAACGCATTGTGGTTGCTGGAATATGACCAACGTATCCAATTTCACCACGAGTGGTTCTACCAATTTCCATGTATCCATTACCAATTGCTTGAACATCTGTGTATATCTTTTCCATTGTTGTGGTAAAAGAGTCATCTGCGTTTAAACTTTCTAGCCAATCACGTAACTCTACTTTTGCTCTTTCAATTCTGTTTCTTGCACGACTTACTGATTCGTCATTTGAGGAATTCTCTAATTTGAGCATTGTTCTTTTTGATATATCAAAATCATATCCTAAACCTACAATATTTTCAACCTTAGCATCAATGGCAGCGTGGTTTGCAAAAGATGTGTCATAGTAGTTGGCAAGTTCATAAACATTCCATGGTGGTGTGATTACGTCAAATAGTCCATAACCATTTCTAAATACGTTACCAGGATTTATCTGATTAGAGCGAGCACCATCAATACCTTGTGGAACTGCGATTGATCTGTCAATATAAGATTGTTGGGTTGTATCTACTAGAGCCTTTGACATTCTTGCTGCACGACGTTTAAAGTTATTATCCAAACCAGAATAGTTTTTTAACTCTTCCCAGTTTTTACTAAATGGGTCTGAACTAGCAAATGCATTTACTGTTTGTTCGTTCTCATCTATCCTAGCACCAATAACATAGTTAAATTCTTCACTCATTATTCTTCATCACCGTATTTAGCAATTGTTGCTTTGGCTGCTGCCACTGCACCAAGATCATTAAGGTTAGGAATTAATCCTGCTTTCATTCTATCTACTTGTTCGGAATACTCTTCGTCTGATACTCTTCCCATACCTGGAAAAAATACAGCCTCTCCATCTGGTTCTCCATAATATGCTGCTGTCTTTTTTATTTCGGCTAAAGCGGCAATATCGTGTTTTACGGCTGGTATATTTAAAATATTACCCTCTCCATCAGTGAACCACTTACCATTGGCTCTTTTCCAAACATAAACGCCCCAATCATAGTTCTTTTCAATAAAGGTTATTTTAGAGTCGCCAATTTGGCCTTTCATACGAGGTTTTCTTTTTTTGTTTGGATTTTGATTATTCATAACCATTAGTATACCATATTATGTTGGATTGAGGACATACTGTTGCCATGAGGAACCAATATAGATAGGATTTTCATAACTCTTTGCCACTAATTGCTTTTCTCCATCATTTCCTACTATAATTTTGTTTGTACCCATATAAGTTTTATAAATATTAGATGGAATATTACCAAAATCTGAAGAAGATGTCTTAATTAATACTCCAAACCATAAATATCCTTCATTCCAAAACTCCCAATCAAAATCAAATGGTTCCTCTGCTCCAAGCACATACTGCTGCTTTACCTCATCCCAAATTCTAGTTATAGAACTCTGTCTTTGTTGTAATCCAGTTAACTTATAGTAAGATATGTGATTATATATTAATGGGCCATTAAGGTTTATAGATCCAGTATATGAGTTAAATTTAAGTGGTGTTGCAAACGATACGCTTAAAAAATACCAGTTTTTAGAATCTATTACTGGATTTGCAACTAACACTCCATTTAAGTAGTAAGATATTCCATTCTGTAACTGACCAGTTTTTGAATCAATAGCATAGATCTTGCCTCTTTGTCCAGAGTCTCCATTTGAAACTACGTAAAAATTAACCGTTGATTCAACCGTATTTATTTGAAATATTTGAACTGGAGTATAGGTAAACTCAAAATTATCATTTTTAATTGCTAACTGTATAGTTGATACGGAAAAGAGTGTGTCCTTGTTTTCATTAATTGGCATACTTAGACCCCTATTTTGATAATAATTAAAATCACCTTTTAATTTTACTCCAGAATATCTAGTTAGGTATAGGTATGGGTTAGAATGTTTGTAAATGCTTATTGGATTTTTTCCCTTATAGTCATTATAAATTCCATTCTTTATATACGGATACAACTTAGTTCCAGTTTTTGTACTAATTGGGGTAGAAGCATTTTCTTCTAATGATCTAGATGAAAACTCTAATGATTTAATCTTTATCTTTCTATTAATAGTTGATCTTACATTAAACTTTAAGTGTGTGGACATTGATAAACTTTCGAAACTAACAGATGAAGGTGGATAAATGATTGTATCGTTTTCAACTAAAAATATAGTATTTTGCCAATCTGGGTAATTGTCTAGGTTTAATATACCGCTTTTTAAGGCTGGAGCAATTGTTGTAAATGATTCAAAAGATTTATTTATGCCTGTTTTTGTAAACTGAAAAGATACATAAGACTGAACTAGTGAGTTAACTGAATCATACTCATAACTTAGATCTGATCTATTATACTGTAAATCTTCATAATTATTATACCCGCTAAACAAAGAATTATCTAAAACTTCATAAGACTGCTGTACTGGTACTGCAAATTTTTCATCTAACTGACCATATGTCCACCCACCTGCATTTTCAACAACTTTAAAAATAGATGGTGACGGAAAGTTGATATTATACTGAATATAATCCAAACTATATTCTTTTTTACCAGATGAATTTGTTGTATATTTTGCAAAATATTTTAATGGAACATAGTCTTCCCAATATCCAGCAATACCTATGTCAAGATAATATTTATTATATTTTACTGTTGGGTGAAGAGTGTAACTAGCCAAGTTGTGAGCAAGGTGCACATTTATATTGCTGTCATCTTTAATTATTCCATTTGCTTGAAATTGTGAAGAAAAAATTTTGTGATTATTTTTTGTTGATAATCCAAATCTATACATGTTTTGATCAAAACAAGAATCTCCATCTTCATTATTCAATAATGTAAGTTTTAAAGAATCTTTGTTACCAAAAAACGTTGCAACATCATTTCCAAATGTAGAAATTAAATCTTCTAAATATACACCAATTTCAAGATATGCGTTTTGTTGATATGTAGTTTCATGAAGTATTGTCTCTGTTCCTGATACGTTAATTTTATATACTAAACCTCCCACTCCTGTTGTTTCTATTGAAAAGAAATCTGAGTTGTTTTTATTTTTAATTAACAGAATTGTTGAATTTAATAGTGACGTTGTTTTAAAAACACCATGCAAAGAAGCAATTTCTTCATTTAAAATATTAAAATTATTAAAAGTATATGAACCAGTATAAGTTAAAAAACTAGCCCAAAGATTATCTTCATCTTGAAGTTCTGATAAATCGGTATACCAATCATTAATTGCAACACTATTACCTATTGTTATGTTAGGAAGTTCATAATCCTGAGTACTTAAATGACTATTGCTATAACTTAAATTGTCTATTTTTCCCTGTTCCCATTTTCCAATATTAGGATAATGGTAATTTGTACCATAGTCTGCAAAAGAGTAATCTATGTGTGCTGATTTTCCACTATAAGAAGAGTCTACAGATTCAAGACTCTGTACTGCTTGACCGTAGACCCATCTCTTTTTTGAAATTATTTCTGGTATTACATAAGGATATATAGCAAAACAATCTAGTTCAAATGGATAAACGTTTTCATAAGAGTAAAATCCAAGCCAATCTTGATCTTTATCTGCTTCGTCTAGTTTTGATAAAAGATTTATTGTAGAGTTATTAATATTTAAATCTGCAACTTTTTCACCATTTAAAAATAACAACACTTTATTTTCTAAATATACTATCTGAATTAACATTGGTCTAAACCACTCTCCAACATAAACAGATTTAAAGTTATTGTCTACAACTAAAGTAATAAAACAATCATCTACATATAAACCGTCATTAGAATTTATTGGACCAAATATTCTTTTGCTTTCTAAAGTGTCAACCCCAACCCTTATCCACATTTCTACAGTATAATTATTGTATCTTCCAGAATCATTTAAAAATCCAAAACCTGGAAATATTATAGATGGTTTTGCCGTCTCATCTTCGTTAATATTTGGAAATAGTTTTGTAACGTTTGAAGCACCATAAACTAAAGGAACACCAAAATTTTGTGCATACACTTTATTATTATTAACAAGATAATATCCATAATTTGCATCTGACCCATATGATCTTGCTACAATTCCTTCAGAAGTTTCTATTGATATATTAGATGGAATGTTTACAACATCTGAACCAATAGAATAGTTTTGAAACTCTTCTGACCATTGACCTATTGATAAACCATTTAAAAAAAACTCATAGGCTTCGCTTCCGTTAACACTAGCAGAATATCCTATTTTTATTATTGCTTGAACTGTTGTATTTTGATTAATAATCTTAAATGTTTCTGACAACAAAAACCATTTATTATTTACAGATATTGGAACATTTTTTAAAACCTCAACTGGGTTACCTGTAATGACATCAGTATACTTATATCCTATTGCTACTGAATTAAGATGTAAACTGTTTGAATAAAAATAACAAGATATGGCAAAAGTGTCTAACTCTGAACTAAGATCTTGAAAATTAAATAAAGTACCACTGGTTAAAACTGCAACTTTGTTTATAGTTGTAGAAGGTATACCAGTTACTTTATATAAAGATTCTGTAAGAAATGGTTGAGTAGATATGCTGGTTTCTTCTGAAATCGTACAATCAGAGACTGTCCAAGAACTTATATCTTTTTGTCCTGCATCTAACAGCATTACATAATCAGATTTATCGTCTAATGCCCAGAGTGATATTGGATGCTCTGAAAAAATTTTTTCTGCATAAAGATTGGATGGGTTAGACATAGGTTCTCCTAGTCTATTTTATCACACAATGCGTGTAAACCAACGAGGTAATGTAAACCTTGTTCCCTTAACTATTGGCTTAACACCGTGAATAAAGTTTATATTGTCTGGAAAACATAATAGATCTCCAGGTTCTGGCTTAAAAGACATTTCATATTTTGGAAAGTATATGTCTCCACCTTGATATTCATCATTTAAATAAACTAAAGTTGCTATATCTTTTGGCCTAGAAGCATCAAAATGTTCATGCATTCCTCTTCCTTCAACAAATTTTGCGATATGTGTTTTTTCATCAATAAAATTTTCAAATTCAGAATCATAGTTATTTGAAACAAAATCATAAACCCTCAATGCAACATTTTGAATT